AGAGTTGGCTCAGGCGCGCGTTAGCGTTTCAGGAGTCTTAGAGAAGTTTGACGGAGAGGGAACCAACCCCACTAACCTAGTAGAAAGAATTCATATCGTAGATGATGAAATTGTCAAGGTTGAATTCTTCGACGCCGGTATAAAGACCGGTGAACAAATTGTTGAAGAAGGAGGTACAATTTAATGGCAATAACAGACGCAGGTAGAAATCACCTAGTACAGTCTGCTATCGGTGCCGGTGTTACCGCATTCAACAATGCTAACAGTTACATTGGCGTTGGAGATTCCACCACCGCTTATGCCGCAGGTCAGACAGACCTACAGGCATCAACTAACAAGTTGCGTAAGGCGATGGACGCGACCTATCCATCTGGTGGTTCTAACGTTATCACGTTCAGGTCCACCTTTGGTACATCTGACGCAAACTATGCTTGGCAGGAGTGGGGTTGCTTTAACGCTTCTTCCGCTGGTACAATGCTTAACCGCAAGGTAGAGTCTTTGGGAACAAAGACTTCTGCACAGACTTGGCAGTTCACCGTAGTTTTGACATTTACTACCGCCTAAGGTACAATGTGAATATCTTTTAGTTAAGGTAGGAGAATTTTCTAACCGCCATACGAGAGCCCTATTGGGTTACTCGTATGGCGGTTTTCTTTATGTCAAATCAAATGGACGGAGGTAATTAAATGGCAATAGCATGGGTTGAAACTAAGAAGACGGCATCAAGCGTAAGTGGTTCCGTCGTTGCAACCAACCCTACAGTCGTAGCCGGTGATGTTTGGATTGCTCTATACGCTGTAAACGTTGGTTCAACTCTTACAGCACCATCAGGATGGACAACACCTTCCGGCGCAACCGCGACCACTCAGGGTGCAATATTCATCAAGGTTGTTACCGGTTCAGAAGGTGCCACATCAACATTCAATTCAAGTAACACTCTTGCCAACAACGATGTAACCATTTCACGTTATAGTGGTGTTGACAATACAACTCCTGTTCCGACCAACGGAGCAAGTCTTACACAAGACGCTTCTGGAACTTCCCACATTGCTGCTACCGCAACGTCAGCGAATGCTGGTTCCATGCTTTACACAGGTATAATTCTTATTACTTCTACTAGCGCATTAACCATTCCAAGTGGAATGACCAGTCGTCACAACGACTCCACGACATTCTCATCTGGTGTTGCAGACTTGGGTATCGGCTCTGGTTCAACTGGAACAAAGACTTGGACCGCTGCCGGTAGTAGCCCATCACTACAGGCTCTTGTTGTACTTAATCCGGTAGCACCTACCGCTAAGTCTGGAACTGAATCACCAGCCGTAACCATCACAGAAGGAACCTCAACGGTCGCCGGTAGTTCAACATCTACCGATACCGCAGCAGTCACTATTGCAGAATCCAGCGCGGTACAGAAGGGCTTCTCATCTGCCGGTGAATCATGTGCTGTAACAATCAGTGAATCATCTAGTGTGTTCATAACATCTAGCACCACAGATACCGCTGCAGTTACCATTTCAGAAGCGTCCTCACCAGCACTTAGCACATCAACTACAGACGCAGCCGCAGTTACCATCAGCGAAAGCGACAGCACAACGGCATCCTTTGGTACAACTGATACCGGCGCTATCACCATTGTTGAAACTGACTATTACGACAACTTCATGTCTACCACCGACACAGCGGCGGTAACGATATCAGAATCATCATCTGTTGCAATAACTAATAACATTTCAGCATCCGATGCCACAGCAATCACCGTAGCAGACATTAGCACACTTAATGGTTCATCCACATCTACAGATACCGGCGCGGTAACGATTGTAGAAACAGATAGCACAACCAACTCCTTTGCATCTACTGACACAACTGCCATAACTATTTCAGATGCATCAAGTATGTACCAACAAGATTCTACATCTGATGCGGGAGCAATTACTATCAGTGAAATTAGTTCTATTGTTGTTTACAATACGACAGGCACTTCCGATGCGGCTGCCATAACTGCCAGCGAGTCTTCTTCTGTGTCTGGCACCGTTTCAACAACAGAGTCTTGTGCGATTACTATTACAGAATCAAATGATATTCTAAATACATTTGGTAGCACCGATTCAGCAGCGGTAACCATTTCAGAACAAACTTTGATAGTTGTTACCATTATGACCAGTGATGTTGCGGCGGTAAGCGTTGCAGATTCTAGCAGCCTGTCCATCTTCAATGACCTAGTTACATCTGATACGTCAGCAGTAAGTGTTGACGACCAAAGAACTATTGATGCATTCTCATCCACCACCGATACAACGGCCATTACGGTAACAGAATCCTCATCTGTTCTAGTTTCATTTGGAAGTGTTGATTCTACAGCGGTTACGGCAAGTGAGTCTGACGGTATAGCAGTTTCATCATCTACAACAGACTCTACGTCCATTTCCGTAGATGATTCATCTAGTGTGGCGATTGTTATTGCAAACAGCACAACGGATACCAGCGCGGTAGCAATTAGTGAATCGTCTCAGATTGATATAGGTCAAAACTCTACTGATACCGGCTCCATAACTATAAATGAGACATCTTCCATCTTTGTGGTATCATCAACGTCCGATACTGGTGCTGTAACAGTCACAGAAGTGTCCTCAGCGTTCGCTGACGTTAATACCACAGACGCAGCGGCTATCACTGCAGACGATGCCTCATCTATTTCCACAGAGTCATTTATTCCGGGTGGAGACGGCGCAGCCGTCATCATATCAGAAACGTCTGGTGTTTCCGCTGCTCAGGGTACGACAGATACCGGAAGCGTCTCAATTGCTGAAACAAGTCAGGTTGATATCAACCCTGCCGGTAATGATACGCCTTCTATTGCTGTATCTGAAACAAGTTCTATTTCTGGTACCGCAAACACTACAGACACAGGTTCTATCAGTATTAATGAGACGAGTGCAATTTATGAAAATAGAACTGTTGTCACATCAGACAACGCTTCGGTCTCCATTAGCGAAGCGTCTACTGTTTTGAGAATGTTTGCTTCAACCGATACCGGAGCGGTCGGTATTGATGACCAGACCGCGCAGTCTATCCTGTTCGCAACAGCGGATTCATCAGCACTTACTATATCAGAATCATCCTCAATTCTTGTCACTATTAATGCCATTGATAATATTCAAACGTCTATTTCAGAGAGTCGTACATTATTCCTACAAATTGGTAGAACAGATTCAGCATCTCTAGGTGTCAACGAAACAAGTGTAATTAGTCAGGCCGTCGCGGTAGTAGATTCAGGTTCTATCACAGTAACAGAAACGTCATCAGTCAATAGATACAACTCTGGACCTAGAGTATTTGTTTACACTAATGGTGACTTCCGCATTGGTAGTATGTACATTTATTTGAATGGACAGTGGAAGTCTGTAGCGCCCAAGCACGGTCAGAATGGAGTGTGGTCATAATTCGGCTTGATAACCGAATTATGCTACAATGTTGATATGGAACTTTATGTAAAGACAGTAAATACGGTTACATTTGACCTGCCCACCGACGACACAATCGTCACTGGTGCAAGTTACAGTCTTAACGGTGGGCCGTCCAAGAGCCTAGTGGTAGACGGCAATGCCGTCACTCTGCCATACTTCCAAACAGAAGGCGACCTTGCTGTCAAGTGGAATATTATCATTCCCGGTAGCGGTCCTTTTGTAGAGATACAAGACTACTCCCTTGTAACTCCATATCTATCCAAGGCACAGATTAAGAAAATATGGCCGGAAGCAACAGACGAAGATGTCGTAGACATCGAAACTATGGTTAGACGAGTTATCAATGCTCATACCGGACAGTCCTTTGGACACAGCGTCAAGGCCGTGACTGTTGAAGGTCATGGTGAACTTATGCTTAAACTTCCGCAGAGACTAATTGCACTTAATGGACTTTCTACACTTACACAGGTTATTGACCCAAACTGTGCAATCATTGTTTCTGATGGTTGGTACCTAAAGAAGAACTGGGGCAGTGTTCTGAGCACCATGACAAATCCTAGCCTTTACTGGTCTGGATTCTGGGCTATCAACAATGCTGAACCAAACGAGCCGGGGTATGAACAGGCTAGCCATGGTGAAGTTATCGAGGCTCCATCTACACTTCCTAAGCCAACAGAATGGAAGGATGATTACCCGTTCACTATTGCTGGCGAATGGGGATACAAGTCTGTGCCAGAAGATGTAAAGGCAGCAGCCGCTTTGCTAGTCAATGAATACGCTTGTGGCGAGGTCGGATACCGCGACAAGTACCTAAAGGCTATGAAGGCAGCAGATTGGGATATTGATTTCAGTAGCCGTTCTTGGGAAGCCACCGGAAATGTCAGGGCAGACCAGTTGCTATCCGACTTTGTAATTTTTGACTGGGCGTTGATTTAATGGTTACCTGCCTAACAAGTATTAGATTCAACATGAAGGCAGACATTCTTAGACAGGGATATGTCGCTGGACCTGATTTCGACGTAACAGACACGGTAGGTGAGTGGGTCAATCAGCAGCATCCAGACTCAGGTGAAATTATACGTAAGTGGCAACCTAATACCCTAGACAATCCAGCAACACCTAATATAAACGAAGCCGCAATCTTGGAGAGTTTTAGATGTATTGCTCGTGGTATTGTTACACCCGGTATTCGCGGTGCGGGTACAACAGAGCACTTTGGCGCTCTGTACCAAGACATCGACTATGTAAGGATGACATTTCCGGCCTCTGTGAATATCAGCAAGAGAGACCGCATCACCAACATCAGAGACCACAGAGGTAATGTTATTTGGAAGGAAGAAGAACAGCCAGACCAACCTCCAACAATTTTTAATGTTATGGGTGTTGTTCCAATCATGGACCCATTCGGTAAGAACATTGAATCATACTGCTTGTTGGAGAGAGCGGAGCGTCAGTAATGTTTGCGATGCAGGCAGACCTATCAAATATTGATAAATTCGTTGGTTCCGTTGACGGAATCATCACTGCTATCGACTCTCAGCAGTACAAGGGTAACTTCCTTACCGCCATGATTGACGGTATTCAAAGAAAGTTCATGGCAGACTCCATTGCTAACAGGAACAATATCAAGCACGTTTTTGAGTGGCCTGATTCTGCTGGTGGCTCAGTTCCACTAGAGCCATTATTCAAGTTGACAAGAGAAGGTCGTGGCGACACTAGAGTTGTATCTTATGAGTTCTTACCTTCACACAAGTTTGTTCCACTACCGAGCGTACGGTACGGTATCAGTCAAGAGATTTTGTCTAAGTTGAGTAGACACAGGTTTGAGATGAAGGCTCTGATAATGGAGACGATGGACGTGGTAACCATAGCACCACATCACAATCTTTTATTTATTCCAGACGAATCAAATCCAAGAGGATACTACATGACAAGAAACCCACAGCAGATTAATCCGGGCGGTAGTTCTACAGGTAAGTTCTCTGAATGGTTCCTTACTTGGATGGAGTCTCGTGCTCCTGAGTATGCTAAGGCTTTGGCTAAAAAGCAAGAGGAAGTTATAGCCTCTACTGGACAGAGAGTTATTAGGGATTCAGCCGGTAGGTTCGCAACCGGTACTGCTAAGTCCTTTGGATATAGAGCACAATCAGCAACAGAAGCAGAAGCAGCAATGATGTCAGCAGGAAAGGCAGATAGTATTTATGACGTATAATGACTTAGATTACAGCGGCGTGTACGCTCTAAATTCCTATGTCTGGAAGTTGTTGGAGGCCAACCTAGGTTGGCGAGCCAGTGATTATCAGAACGGTATTCCTATTCTACCGACAGACCAGCAGCCGGAACTTATGCAGCAGAGCAAGTCCTTTTTGGTTTACGGCGCTGCGACTCAACCTGCTCAATTCCTATATGCTCTGAGAACAGACTCTATTTCATATACAGTTTATGCTGTAACGGCTACCGAGGCGAACGCGGTACTGAGTCTTCTGATAGATGCTTTTGAGCGTCAAGATGAGGCAGCAGCCGATGTAAACAACCATACAGATGCCGACCCACGTAATAGGAAAGTTTCCTTCGGAAGCGTCGGTATGAAAATGGCCCAGCACGCGCTCTCAACAGACGATGAAGGTGGTTACGTCAAGGCGTACATTCTCCTTGAAGCCAAGTACACCGCGACGAATGACACCGCTGTATTTAGCGGCTTTACCTACCCATAATTTTGCATTATGAAGTTTATAGTGATACTATCATTTTGAGGAAGTGCAAAACAAATCTTACCCATTTACTTGGGAATTTCACAGGGGGTGAATAAATAATATGTCAAACACACCAGCAAACAACAAGCAGAACATCCTTATCGGTGCAGCATCTTTGTACATTGGTAACGTTTCCGGTATTCTAAAGCCAGCCTTTGCTACCGCATCATATAACACTACACTTGCGAGTGTTGCATGGGACCCTAACTCTACTGACCAGACATCACCAGCATGCTGGAATAACGTCGGTTACACGATGAACGGTGTTACCGTTGATTACACGCCTACTTACACTGATGTTCCTGTTGACCAGTTGCTTGACGCAGCGGTAATCTTCAAGCAGGATATGAAGATTGCTGTTAAGACTGAACTTGCCGAGGCTACCCTATACAATCTAATGATTTCTTGGGGTCAGACTGCTTCCACATTGACATCTGACGCTTCAACCGCACAGATTGTCGTAGATGGTGGCTCCTTGGGACAGGCTCCGGTCGAGCGTTCTTTGATTATCGTTGGTAACGGTAACTATGGTCGCCTAGCGACTGATTCTGCTTACTCCGAGCGAGTATACCAGAAGTACCGCGTTCTAAACGTTGACCCGTCAACGCACGTTCTACAGAGGAATGCTCCTACTGGAATTCCAGTATCATTCCGTGCGCTTCCGGCTTCTGATGGTACCTACGGTACTATCAAGGACCGCAAGAAGACTTGGTAATCTCCTGAGAACATTCAAAAGGCTCCCGGTACTATGTACCGGGAGTTTTTTGCATCTAAAGTTGCACGATAAGGATATAGACGATATACTACTATCATGACAACAAGGAGTTTTAATGGCAAGTAAGGCATTTAACGAAGAGACAATCGAATTGCTAGATGGAACAGAAGTAGAACTTCGCCCACTACCAATCGGCAAGATGCGTAAGGTTATGGCAATCTGGCTAGACCACACATCTAACGTATCCAAGCAGTACAGGGACGCTAGAGTAGCATCTAATCCTGACGGAGAAGATTCAGAAGACACTGTGTTTGACCCAGACATTTATGCAGCATTAGAGGCTAAACTACAGGGCCAGCAGTATGACACTCTTATCAAGTTGAGCAAGTTTGGACTTGAATCACAACTAAAGGGTGAAAAAACTGACAAGCAGTTCACTGATTACCTAGAGGATACTCTAGACGACAAGACCATTCAGCGCGTATTGCTTGTTACGGCAAGTTTGAGAATAGGTGAAGACTCCCCAAATCTTCCGACGCCGAACCCGGCGTAAGTTGGGAAGATTTAGATTTAGTTGAAATTGAGTCAGATGTTTTTGAAATGGGAAACTGGCTCAATTTCACTGAAATGGAGAACCACCTAACACTCAGTGAATTATATGAGTTGCAAGCCGCACTGTACCGCAAAGAGCACAGACATAATAAGTGGCTAGCGGCGGTAAACGGTGCAGATATTGATGAAAATTCAGAAACGAATGAAACCTTTGAAGAAATTAAGGCTAGAGCGGAAGAAGAACTTTCGGGAAGGAGTAGTGAAGAACGCGCGCTTGAAGACATAGGAATTATGATTGAAAGCGACGATTAAATAAATGCAAAATATTGATGTGCGCTTTAGCGCAACCAGCAGTTTTGGCGCGGTAAAGGCAGACCTCGCAGCACTAGAGACGCAAGCAGCGTCTCTTAATGCTGAATTGCTAAAAACTTCTCGTGCGCAGCCACCAGCAATTATTGATGCTGGTGCATGGAAGCGCGGTAGCGATGCGGTAACCATTGCTAGTCGAGCATATAGAGAAGCAGCCTCATCTTCTGGTATTCTAAATACCCAGCAGATTAGAGCCACATCAGAAGCCGAAAGATACACCCAGTCTCTACAGAAGCAGAAGTTGTCCCTTATGGACATCATCAAGCATCAGGGTATCATGAAGCAGGTCTACCAAGACCAGTTGAAGTACCAGCGCATGACTGCCCAGTATTGGGGTACTGATATGTCCGGTAGGGCTGTTACCGATATTACAATTCCGAAGAACGTACCAGATGACCTTGATACAATGCGCCGTCGTATTGGCTTCTTTGGTAACGAGGTAGCATCTGCATCCACACAGATGGTTAACCTAGGTAAGAACATTCAGTGGTCTGGTCGTCAGTTGATGGTCGGTTTCACATACCCGATGGTACTATTCGGTGCCGCTGCTGGCGTTGCCGCTTACAAGGCCGATGCAGCATTCGCTAGCATCAACAAGGTTTATGACCTTTCAGCCAAGGCTTCTACAGACTCAATGCAGCGAGAGAAGGAACTTGCCGACCTAAGAAATAAGTCTATGGCAATGGCTACCGACTCCGCTAGGGAATATGGAACAACACTTAATAATACCCTAAAGGTAGAACAGGCTCTTGCCGCTACCGGTCTAAAGGGACAGAACCTTCTTTCGTCCACTAAGCAGGTTAACCGTATTTCTGCTATTGGTGACATTGACCCAACACAGACAACCCAGATGGTTATTTCACTTGAAACAGCATTCAAGTTGCACGGCGACCAAGTTACCAACACACTAAACTTCATGAACGCTGCTGCTAACGCAACGTCTCTATCCCTACAGGATATCGCGGTAGCAACGCCTCGTGCTGCTAATGCTCTTGCTGCTCTTGGTGTTAACGCTAAGCAGATGACGGTATTATTGGTTTCCATGCGTGAATCTGGTGTTGAGGCGGCTCAGGGCGCTAACGCTCTAAAGTCACTATCTGCTAGAATTCTAAATGATACCATCATCAAGAAGGCATCAAAGATGTTCACCAGTTTCGGTGAAGATATCAACGTTGGGGCAATCCGTGATGAGTCAAAGGGTAACCTTATGGAATTCATCAAGTTGCTTGGTCAGGCCGAGAACCAGAGCGGTAAATTGACAGCACAACAGAAGGCCATGGCTAACGCCACACTTGCTGGAACCTTCCAGTTCTCCCGATTCACTTCCATGCTAACAAACACGGCAGATGCTTATGCTGGTGTAAAGAATCAGACGTATGCAGCACTACAGTTGCAGAAGCAGTCCGACACTCAGTTGGCTATTACTGCTAAGCACTCCCAAGAACTTATGATGAACAACCCTGCCGGTAAGTTCCGTCAGGATTGGGCGCTTCTACAAATTCAACTTGTAAAGATGGGCCAGCCGTTCCTAGAGATTGCAGATAAGGCTCTAAGCGCATTCACCAAGGTAGGTTCATTCTTCAATAATATGCCAGACTGGTCAAAGAAGGCTGCCCTTATTGTTCTATCCATCATGGCACTAGCCGGTCCAGTTATTATGCTAAGTGGTCTATTCGTCAACCTTGCTGGACAGTTCGGTAAGGGTGTTGCCGCCATCGCCAAGTTCATTGGTATATCAGACCTTGTAACTAAGTCTGAACAGGCTGCCACTCTAACCGCAGAAGCACAGAACAAGGCCATGATGGAGCAGGTCGCGGTAGTCTCAGACCTTGCTATGGAGTTCAAGGTTCTTGCAGAATCCATTCAGTTTGCACAAAAGGTTTCTCTTGGCGGATTGCCAATGGTTTCAACACAGCCTCTATCACAGACGATTGCCGGTAGTGTTCCTGTAGCAACTGGAACGAAGACACCTTACGGCGAACCTACGATTACGCCACCACTTGAACCTATTCCACCAATGACTCCACCTAAGACTGTAGCATATCAGTATACTCGTGGAGCATACCCGGCAGAAGATGCCGCCGCTGCTCGTGACGCTGCGCTTTTGTCAGGAAGTACCAGTAGCGCCGCAAGAACTGCGGCTATGGAAGAAAGAAGGATTACAGACCAACTAGCCGCACAGGACAGAATCAGAGGACAGATTGGTAGTAAGGTAACAGCAACCAACGCAGGTCTTGCTGTGGGCGGCGCTGCCATGGCCGGAATGCTAGCATCATCCATGGGTATGCTAGGTCCGATGAATGGCATTGTCGGAGAAGCATCCAAGTTTGCTCTTATTACTGTTACTCTAGGTCCAGCACTATCTTTTGCATATAAGACTTTGAAGGGAATGGCTGTTGCTGCTGCTGCATACGCCGCAGAACAGCGCGCAGCCGCAGCCGCCGCTGCTGCCTCCGCTGTCGCAGGCGGTATTGGCACGGTATCAAGCGCAGGCGGTATTGGCGCTTCATTGAAGGTTGCTGCTGGTAGTGTTGGCGCTATGATGGGTCCGATTGGCTGGGTAGCAACAGGAGTTGCTGCTGTCGGCGCGGGCATCCTACTTTGGAAGCACAGCATTGATGCTGCCCATGCCGAGGAACTTCGTTTTGATGCTTCTATCAATAGCACAGCAGCACAGTTTGCTACAAACCTTGGTCTTGTCAAGCAAGGTTATATCCAAATTATGCAACTTCGTCAGAAAGCAGAAGACCAAGAAAAGCAGAAGAAGTACCGAGATGCCTACAATCCGAGTGGACAGTTCGGTCAGTCTGCTACAGATTTCTCTAAGTTGAGCGGAGACAAGCAGGACCAGTATGCTACCCAGCACTTCCTAGAACTAATGGCTAATTACAAGATGTCCGCCGCTGATGCTGGCGATTCTCTAAAGGCTCTATACTCTGTTGCCGGTAAGGGAGCAGATGAGGCAAATGCCAAGGTAAAGAACCTAATTGATACCTTCGGTAGTATGAGCACCCAGAACATTCTAACAAACTTTGCTGGTAATCAGGCTGAAATTTTCAAGAGCAAGGAATTCGGTAGTGACGTTGCTACTAAGAACGGTAAGGATTATGCAGATGCTTGGATGAAGGCATTCTCTGGCGCAAAGCCTGATGATGCCAAGAATCTACTATCAGGTTTCACTGCTACTCTGACCGACCAGTTCCAGAAGGCTTTTGATAATATTATGGGAAGCACCAGCATGACTCCGGGAGTCCTTGCCAAGTTCAAGGAGTTGGGTATTACTAGCGGCGAGACATTCCGTAAGTACCTAATGAACAACAACATGTCTGGCGGCGATTTCAGGTCTATGATTCTTAATACTGTTAAGGATATTCCTGTTGGAAGTATGATTGGTCAGGACATTGCTAATAATACACTAACAGCACAACAGCAGGTTCAGCAGTTGTTCAATAATCTAACAAACGATAACAATAGCCCATTCGGTTCCAAGTGGAAGGACAATTCCATTCACAACATTGGGCAGTTGAAGGCTGCTCTAGGACAGGTGTTTGACCAGAAGTTTGTTTCTTTTGATGACGGTCTTGCTAAGGTCAAGCAGTTCAAGGCCAGCCTAGAGGCTCTACACAGTCCTCTTAGTGCTATTCCGGGATTCATCAAGCCTACAGTTATGGCTTTCGACGGTATGAATGAGGCTCAGGCTAAGATTCTTGTAAACCAGTGGAATGCAAATAATGGATTTAAGTTGGGTGGTAGTCTTGCAGAAGCACTAGCCAATTACATGAATCAGGTTGTAGATGCTACCGCGCACGGTGCTGCTGCTGCCAATGCAATGGGTGTTGCTCTTTCTACTGCCGCCGCTCCTATTCTAAAAACAGCATACACTAATATTGAAAATCAGATTGCAACCGATGCAACTGATAACTTCAACAACGCTTGGGACAAGCGTGAGGCTGCTATGCAGGCTGGTCAGACCGCAGCAGAAAATGCACTAAAGGCTCGTCATCAGGCTGCTCTAGACCGCATTCAGAAGAAGATTACCGCAGAGCAGAATGCAGATACTATTCGTCAGCGTCTATATGACAACGAGAAGAAGCGTCTAACTGATATTGCTAATTTGGAGAATGCTCAAATTGACTTCACCACGGCAGTCATCACAGGTAACCTTGACCAAGCAGCCAAGGACCAGAACAACATGCTTGCTACTCAGGGTTCTAGTCAGATGGATGCCGAGCAGCAGGCTGCTACGGATAAGACAAAGGCTGCTACAGACGCTCTAACGGCGCAGTCCAATAACTTGCAGAAGACTCAGCAGAAGCAGGAAGCGGCTATGGCTGCCGCTCACGCAGCGTCCATGAAGAACCTACAAGATGAGCGTGCTTATCAGTTGAAGACTCTACAGCAACGTCTAGATTTGTTCAAGGCTAACACTGTATCCTCCAAGGCTGACCTAGAAGCATGGGCTAAGGAAGTTGGTATTAATCTAAGTCAGGTTGCTGCTAACGTCAAGGGTCAGGGAACTACTTGGGCACAATACTTCCGTACAAACATGGACCAGCAGATGAAGTTGGCTGCCGCTGACATCACCACAAGCACTACTTGGGCACAGATTGCTACTAACATGGTTGATTCTATGATGAAAGCAATTGGATTCAAGAATGTTAAGGAATTCAACACATTTGCTACTACCGGAGTTCTACCTAAGGGATTTGGAACGGATAACCCGACACACCACGGCGGCGGTGTTATTGGAGGCCCGTCAACAGGTCGTGGCGGTATTGCAAATACATATGCTGGACTTCACCCATCCGAAGTAATGGTACGCGCTCAGAAGGGCGAATACATGATTAAGAAGGAGGCTTATGCTAAGCACTCTGCTCTAGCAGAGGCTATCAACAATGATGGTGTTATGGGTGGACAGTCTCCTGCTGAATCTGGTACCGCTCGACCGTTCTCTCCGCTTGTTGGTCAGACTGTAGGTCTTACGGGTAATATGTTCATGCATGGTATTGGTCAGGCTATTGCAACACTCACCCACCAGAATATAGGTAATGCACTTAACAACTTACTTGGTGCTGTTGGAGTAAATATGCCGGGAGGTCTTTCAGGCGCTTCCATCAAGGGCGTCGGAGGAAAGCACCGTCCAATCAACGGTCCCGTAACAAGTGGTATTCACGACCAGTCAACCGGATATCCTGCTGTTGACCTTGCAGGTCCAATCGGACGACCAATTTATGCTGTTGGTGATGGTATCGTCAGCAGGTCTTATGATATTAAGGGTTATGAGCCACGTCGTGCAGGTTACGGTAAGCCTCAGGACGGCTTTGCTTCATATGGTCGAGTTATCTACCTACACACCAATGCTGGTCCAGAGGTTCTATATGCTCACCTTAGCCAACGCTCAGTAGCAGCCGGTACCAAGGTACCGGGCGGTACAGTTCTAGGTTACTCTGGTGATTCAGGTAACTCTACCGGTCCTCACCTTCACTTTGGTTCTAAGGGTGTAGGCCCAATGGCTTGGCTGCGCAAGGGTGGCGAGATTAAGTGGGACAACACTGCTGCAATCCTTCACCAAGGCGAGACTGTTCTTGATAAGCCTCTAACCAAGGCATTCAAGGAAAGAGTTGCATCGGGAGCCGGTCACGGATATAATGTAACAGTGGACCTAAGAGGCGCGTACATCAAGGAGGACGTTGACATTGAAAAGGCAGTCAACACCGCAATCGACAAGCGCGAAGCGTTAACTGGTAGAAAGAGGGTTATTACATAATGTCTAACTGGAAGACTAATGCAATTATGCTGTGGTCTGGTAATATGATTACTGACCACGGACGACAGCCCCTAACCGAGAAGATTGAACGTATCGGTACCGACAAGCGTATGGCTAATGGAACTCTTCGTAGATTTTATGTCGGAATCAAGCGAAGTTGGGACGTTACTTGGCAGAACATTCCTTCTACCAACACTGTAACTGGCGGATACTCAACCGCTGACGGTGGATATTCAGGCGAGCAGATTCAGGCTTTCTACAATGCTAATCAGGGTAAGTTCAGGCTAGTTCTAAAGCGCGGTAGCGCCATTGGTCTATCAACCCCAAACCCTGCGGAATCAGCCTTGCCATATCAGGACCAGAACTTCTACATTTGCAATGTTATGTTTACAGACTTTTCTAAGGACGTAGTACGTCGAGGCACAGTTGATTTCTGGAACATAACATTGACTATGGAAGAGGTATAATGAAAACAGCGGCCCCAGCGACCGTTAGCACCATCTTGAACGACAATGAAAACGTCATGTCCGCTGTCGTTTACGCCGAATGGAATCATAATAGGTTCTACCGTACCGTTGTGGATAACACTCCCTCAGAGGATACCGATGGTTACGACATTGAACTATTTCCTATTACTTCTATCTCATTGGCAAACCGACCTAAGGCCGGTATCAATAAGGCTGTCGTAGGACAGGCCACTATAGAGCCTAGCGTACACACTAGCGTACCCGCTGCCAGATACTATCTAGCGTCCAAGGAAGACCAGTACAAGTATTGGCAGAGCCCTTTGTCTGCCGTGGGACCTCCGGTGTCTGGACAATACGCTATGACCAACTGTGCGCCTCAGGTGACCTACGTACAGGACGCTCAGGTATCCGGTGCAGACGTTCCAATGACAGTCAACGCCAACAAGGTGTCATTCACGGTAGAAAACACATACTCAAACCCGGTAGCATACACGGTTCAAATTAAGACTACTACCGGTGGCGCTTGGACAACCATCGCAACCAACCCGGTAGTTCCAAGCAACGGTAAGGTTGAATTATGGTACAACGGAACCACATGGACCACAACACTAAATCTAGCCAACGTGACGACAATTTACGGTGTCAGGCTGGTAGTCACCGCTATGGACAAGGCTGCATACTTCAATCTTATCGAGTTGACAGCGGCGCTACAGATTGATGTTAGTAATGATGTTATTTCACAGCAGTCCACACACACCATGGCTCAGCCAGACTTCATCAGTCCACTAGGGCAGATTTCAAGCAATACCGGCCAATTGGTTCTGTTCAATGAAACCCGCACCTACTCAAACGACAATGCTTCAAGCATCCTGTATGGAATAGTTGACAAGGGTGTTAAGTTCACTTGCTGGTATAACTACGGTGGAGACTTAGTTCAAGAGTTTGAGATGTATGCAGATGTTTGGACTGAGGGCGAGTCTGACGTTACCGTAGCGCTTCTAGATAATACTACCATCTTCATGAACACCATCCCACGCGCGGTACTGTATAGAAATATTCCTATTCAAGAAGCAGTGTGGCGTATTTGTGATATTGTTGGTTTCACTGATTACACAGTGAAGACAATCTCTACAGACCCACAGTCCATCATTGATATATTCTGGACAGATGGTACGAAGACGGTATGGGATATTTTCTCTGAACTTTCCAGAGCGACACAGACGGCAATCTTCTTTGACTCCTATGGTAAGTTGCAAATTGTACCTCGTGGTGCTGCATGGAACAGTGCACAGGCTACAAGTTATACTTTTAACAGAGAAGATGTACCGGGTGGTGCTCCTTCCAACATCATCAGTCTTTCAAAGACGACCAACTATGAAGCAAATAAGGTGACTGTCAGTTGGCAGCCCACCAATTTCGCTGAGAAGCGTGACAACATTATTCCATTTGAAATGGTTTGGCAACCCGATGGAGATGTTGTTCTGCGCTCTAGCGAACTGGTAGCAGATATCACAAGCACCAGCGTATACATAACATTGGGACAGGCTGACGGCTCAACATGGCCTTTCTCTGGTTACTGCCAAATTGAGGGCGAATGGATTGCTTACACAGGAAAGAGATACGTTTGGTATGACGAGACGAACACCAGACAGGTCAGTGTTGTTAACGACTTGGCGTCTCAGCAGGCTCTAGACGCGCGCACGGGTGCATTCTACACGCACCTTAACCAGTACAGCGGACACCTGTTCATCACAGAGCGCGGAGCGTACAACACCGAGGCTAAGGACCACCATGCACAACTTTACCTTAACGCAACCAACGGTTGGACCAAGTTGCGCAGAATTGGCTACTCCACAAATGTCTCACCATGCGCCGGTATAGTTCTAACACCATCCCAGAGTCAGGTAAGCCTACAGTCTGACAAGGGAACAATGAATGATTATACCTATCTTATGAGAGGTAATGCAACCGACCCCGGATTCTCTCGTATTGGAACAAGAATGCGTATTGACAAAACTTCTCACAGAGATAAGGTCGGAGGTATCTTCTTTAGCGGAACAAGTCAGGGTGCCGGATACTTTATCGAAGTTCAGGCTTCTGTCAAGATGACTGGACCGCTACGCGCCACTCACAATGAGATTACACTTTACTCCATGAAGACGGATGGAAGTAAGCAGCAGTTCGGTGGAGAAATTGTCACGCTTAGAGACTATTCACACAACCATCCGGGCGGTGCAACATACAAGGAAAACATTGGTGCGCAGTTCCCGGTAGTTCAAGGAACCTACATCGAACTGGACGTAACAGTGACCAGCGGTACTAATGATACGATTGAGGTTAGGGCTAATGGTCAGTTACTATTCAGCACAACGATTACTGCCGCTTCCGGTTGGAAGCAGTCATACGTTTCACGTTCAGGTTTGTACGTTCGCGGTATTTCCAAGGCTACTTTTGATTATTTCTACTCATCATACAACGCATTCTCCCCAGCGCCTTTGGACAATGAGTCATACTACAACCGCATCAGCGGAGGTTACTACGCAGACCAGTGGCAGAAGGACTGGGCTTACGACATTAGAACCGTAAGACGTAAGATTAAGGGTAAGTGGACAAAGGTTGCACAGAAGTACAATCAGCGCTTTTACGATGAATTCGGACCAATGGTACATGAGATTAGAAAGTTTGATGTCAAGTTTACCAGCGCCACACCGTCTTTGCAGTCTAAGTTGTATTTCAGCAACGATAGTCAGGTAGTCTGCACTGAGTTCTGGTCAGACCCAATGAATGCTCATTTCACTCTGGCAAACATCAGCAGGTACAACGCGGTAGTTAGTGGTGATGATACGCTGACAACTCAGGGTAACGGAACCATTGCCCAGAAGTTGTTTGTTTACGGTCGTCCGGTAATTCAAGGGACTAAGTTGCAAATTGTTCAAGAAGAC